CCATAATGGGATCCTCCGGACTAGCGTCTCCAATCATTGGTCCCTGTTAGGTATGTTGCGAGTGCGATGGCTAGAACCACTAGACACAGAGCCCGTTCCTTCACTGTGACTGGTACACTTAGTACCACTAACAATGTCGGCACGGTCGTATCCTCTGGCACGTCGAATACTTTTCTTTCGTCGTGTGATGATTCGATAGGTCGTCCCGTAACGGCATCTCCTCTTGTCTCCGAACAGAGACCTGCGGCGATTATCGGTACAGGCGGCGTATCTGGTTCTACTGGTTTGATCCGTCGCACTGATCTTAACAATGTTGCTTTACTATTCGGGTCCGGCGATTCTAATGACTTAACTAGTCTCGCTATACCCGCAGGGTGGGAGTTGGCTCTGATTGCTAGGACTAATCCTAGCCGCCCGATCCTCTTCTTTCCTGAACTAGTACAGGACATTGTCGATCTACCCCAGATGTTGAAGAATCTTTTAGGCTTCCTTGGTCATCCCGGTACACACATGTCCGCACGTGGTGCGGCCAATGGTTACCTTGGTGTCCAATTTGGCTGGATCCCTCTCATCGAAGATTTCCAGAAGTTAAGCAAGACTAACGATTACGTCCAACGTAGGGCGCTCGATATTCTTAGCTTATATTCTGGAAAGGGGTTACGCAAGCGCGTCACTCTTGCGAGCGATACTAAGGCCTATAGTAATTTCCAGCTCTTTACTGTTAGTGCTGGATCTACTAAGCTCTTTGCGACTACAGAAGTTCGCAAAGATATGTGGGCCACCGTAAGGTGGAAACCAACTGACCCTAGTTTTCTCTCGAAATTGTCGCATCAAGATGCTGGTAAATTCCTTCGAAAAGTCGTTCTGGGACTCACCCCTGAGGGGATGGTCTCAGGTCTATGGAAGATACTTCCATGGACGTGGCTTATCGGATGGTTTACCAACCTTGGGGATGTGTTGCTTACACACTCCAATACTATCCCTGCCAGTCCCCATGAGGCTTGCCTCATGAGGCAACTGATTCAGGATAGATCTTATGCGGGACACACGGAAACCGGGCCTGTTTCAAACTCGATTTCTGTATCCGGCGCGTACACGTTCAGCCAGAAACTACGAACTGTAGGTTCTGGACTGCTCATACCTAGCGCTAACATGCCCTTCTTGGACATGTTTCGGCTATCCGTGCTAGGTTCACTAGCGATCCAACGGATACGCTGGTGATTCTATACACGGAAGGACTACTCTTATGCTCGGTACCTCTCTCACTATCACTCTTGATGGTTCGGGTGGCACTGCTAAAGTGCTACCCCTCATCAACCAGGACGGATATTCATCCGAATATTTTCTGGATGACACTACCGTTACATACCGTGCGAAAGTGCGGCATAGTAAGGATAGCGTGAAGGCGGACGCACAAAAGTTTGATCGTCACACTGTGACGTTCTCTCGTTATGTGAAGCCGACTGCACTTATTCCCCTGGGGTCGCTATCGGAGATTTCCTTCACGGTCAGAAACGACCCTGATGGAACTGCTACGGACATCATCGATGTCTCCGAGGCTATGTCCTTTTATATGGTCAAAGCCGGCGGAATTGCGGCCAAGTTGCTTGGCTGGGAGTCTTAAACTACTCTCATCCAAGCTCACTTAGATGTGTGTCGTGAGAGGGCCTACTTAGCCGTAGAGTGCTTTCAAAGGAGAAGTCCTATGACTGCACGGAACAGCTATGTAGAGTTTGTCCTAGGCACGCTAACAGCGCTCTTGAAAGATTGCGCTGATATGTACCCAGACTGTTCCCGAGAGTTCGAGCGTGATAAGAAACGCTTGTCCTCCGCGATCGAACATCATGGTGTTAGCTTTGTTTTTAACACCATGCCTGCATTCAAGAAGCACTTTGATCGGTGCCTCTCGAATGGATGCCTAACCCACTCGGGCTTGATCCACTTTGGATCTACCAGAAGGGGGGAGACAGTCCCTAGATTATTCCGGGGATTGACTCTTCGCATCTTTGATCGTTTGGGTTCGCTTCGCTCTGATGCGGACGTTCATGCTATTAGGATGCTCAGGCAACTCCTTGGAGTTGTCCGCAAACTAAAGATTGAATGTGATGTCAAACACCACCGTGAGGCGGTGCGCGACTTCTTCCGCATCGAGGATGAGTTGCCTGCGCCAGAATCTTTCTGGTTACAGGATGAATCGGAGAGCATTGAGCCTTCGCCCCATATCAGTTTTACTGACTATGGTGCGCCTGCTCAAGGATGCCTACCGTTCGCTCAACCTCATCAAGATGGACAGGTCTCTCTAACTCTCCTAGATACCATGCAGCGTGTAGCTGATATGGTTTCTGCTGAGATGGGTGACTTTGTCCCTCGTGATTGGAAAGTGAAGCATGGACCTGGTGCTGTTTCTGACTCCCCGTTTGGTGTGAATAAGTATTCATTCCCAAGCTGGAGCCTTAGGCTTGAACGCTGTTTTCC